AGAGCAATCAGTGCAACAATTAAAGATTAGCAAAATCCCTCATAAAGATGAAGAAATACTATCTACCTAGCTACTGTCTAGGGCTAGTTTTGCTGTTTCTCGTCTCTGAAGTGTACCTCATAAACCAAATGGAACATGATGTTCAGGTGAAAAGGTTCCAAAGCCGTTATAAAGCTGACGATCCTGACGACCTTGTCGAAATTGAGGAACCAACAGAAAGTATAGTCCATGAAACCAGGTTTCAAAAGAAGAAAAAATTGTCCAGAATATTGAGAGATGATGAAGCTACAACACAATCTTCTGCTTCAAAACTTGATTGTGACAAATTTGAGAAACGGTACTGCCTGATCAAAGGTGTTAGTGATTTCAATGCCCATTATCAACTGGATAATGGTGAAGAAATAATATCCTGCATTAGCAACTCAGCTAGCATCTTTGAGATATACCAGTATGAAAAAGAATTCAAAAAGATAAAGTTTAAAGATTTCCTTGTTGTTCCTGTTCTCAAGTTAGAAAATAAAAAAGTCTTAGAGGTTGGAACTAAATTCTTCTTTGTTGACAAATCTAACAACCCTGTCAATATCGATCCTAAAGTTAATCTTAAGTCTCCCACTGTATCAAAGCTGTCTGTTAGATTGTCTGGGGATTGTAAAATAAACCAAGTTTCAATGTCTACACCATATCAAATAAAATTAAGATCTGAAGAGAATATTGGAGTCTTAGTGAAAAATGTCAAAGATCCAAAATCCGGGAATGTTAAAACCATCTTTGGAGATTCAACAATAAACTTTCAGCCAGAAGAGCTTGATGGAAATCATTTCCTTTTATGTGGAGACAAGTCCAGCTTGATCATGAAAGTAGATGTAGCAGTAAGAAACTGCGTTTCTAAATATTCTGATGAACCAAAAAAGATCTTTTTTTGCACAAATTTCTCGTATTTTAAATGGATTTTTGTATTCTTGATGGTTGCTTTCCCTATATCTTGGTTAGTATGGAAAACCAAAAATGCTCTGAGTATTTGGTATGACATCGTTGGTATTGTTACTTATCCAATTCTCTGGATTTTGAACTGGTTTTGGCCTTATTTCCCATTCAAGTGTAGGATTTGCGGTTGCATCTCCTTTTTAACTCACACTTGCACAGAAAAGTGTGTCTGCAATCAAAGTGAAGCATCGAAAGACCACACTTCGGAATGCTACCTGTTCTCTAGAGATAAGAAAGATTGGAATGAATTAACATTGCTACAGCAGTTCCAGTTTACAATTAACACCAAGATAAGTACCAATTTCTTAGTCTTTGTAACTAAGATGATTATTGCTTCAATTCTTATTTCATACATACCATCAAGCATAGCACTTCAGCAATCTAATCTCTGTGTTGAAAAATGTTATTACAACCTGAACTTGGATTCTTTAACTACAGACAGATTTGGACTTTCCAAGAACAATTTTGAGACATGTGAATGCTCTATTGGAAACGTAATCACTGAAACAATTTATCGCGAAGGGATACCTGTATCTAGGGCTACATCATTGAATGATTGTATTGTAGGTTCTGATACTTGTATGGTCAGTGATAATCAAGCTCAAAACCTGTTTGCATGCAGAAATGGTTGTAATTCTCTAAACTCGATTAAAAACATACCAGATACCAAGTTTAGCAAGTTTTACAAAGGTAAATCATTCAGAGGAAATTTAACCAGCCTGAAGATAGCCAATAGACTGAGAGAAGGATACATGGACAGCCCTACTGAATCTAAGATCTTAGAAGAAGAATCTACTAGAGAATACAAATTTTACAGTAGCTTAAAAGTTGATGACATTCCACCAGAGAACTTGATGCCCAGGCAGTCTCTAGTATTTTCTACAGAAGTTGATGGCAAATACAGATATCTGCTAGAAATGGATATTAAAGCAAGCACAGGATCTGTTTACCTGCTTAATGATGATGCATCACATTCTCCTATGGAATTCATGGTCTACGTTAAAAGTGTTGGTGTTGAATATGATATAAGGTACAAATATTCTACTGCAAAAATTGATACAACTGTCTCAGATTACCTAGTCACATGTACAGGTAAATGTGCTGATTGTATAAAGCAAAAGCCTAAAGTAGGTGTTCTTGATTTTTGTGTTACACCGACTTCTTGGTGGGGCTGTGAAGAGCTTGGATGTTTGGCAATAAATGAAGGTGCTATATGTGGTCACTGTACAAATATTTATGATTTGTCTAGTTTGATTAACATATATCAAGTTATTGAAAGTCATGTAACAGCAGAGATCTGTGTAAAGTCTTTGGATGGCTATTCTTGCAAAAAACATTCAGATAGATCTCCGATACAGACAGATCATTACCAGCTTGATATGTCCATAGATCTACACAATGACTATATGAGCACAGACAAGCTCTTTGCAGTTAATAAGCAGCAAAAAGTATTGACAGGAAATATAGCTGATCTTGGTGACTTCGCTGGATCTTCTTTCGGACATCCTCAGATAACAGTTGACGGAGTACCTCTGGCTGTACCAGCAGCATTGACTCAGAATGATTTTTCTTGGAGCTGCAGTGCAGTTGGGGAGAAAAAAATCAACATTAGACAGTGTGGTTTATATACATATAGTATGGTTTATGTATTATCTCCATCAAAAGATAATTCCCACCTGCAAGAAGATAAAAATAAATTATACATGGAAAAAGACTTTTTGGTAGGGAAATTAAAAATGGTTATTGATATGCCTAAAGAAATGTTCAAGAAAGTACCTACAAAACCTGTTTTGTCTGAAACAAAAATGACCTGTTCTGGATGTACTCAATGTGCTGTAGGAATTGATTGCAACATAACGTACACATCTGATACTACTTTCTCATCAAGGATCATGATGGACTCATGCTCGTTCAAATCAGATCAATTAGGAACATTCCTAGGACCTAATGAGAAAACAATTAAAGCTTACTGTTCTGAAAGTATCGTGGATAAGTCACTGAAATTTATCCCTGAAGATCAAGAAGACCTTACTGTTGATATTCAAGTTGACGAATTTGTTCAGGTTGATCAAGACACTATCATACATTTTGATGATAAAAGTGCCCATGATGAAAATAAACATCATTCAGATACTTCCATATCCAGTTTGTGGGATTGGGTAAAAGCACCCTTCAATTGGGTAGCATCATTCTTCGGTAGCTTTTTTGACCTAATTAGAATCATACTGGTTGTTCTAGCCATTTGTGTTGGGATTTATATTCTAAATTGTATCTTTAAGTTATCTAAAACATATTATATAGATAAAAGAAGACAAAGAATGGAAGATGCAGTTGAGTCCATAGAATCGAGTGTGCTCTTAACTAATTATACAGGTTTAGATCAAACTAGAAAAAGGAAATCTCCACCAAAAGGGTATGAGTTTTCTCTAGAAGTTTAAACATTCATATCAACTAAATAAACAAAGAGAATAGATATATATAAATAAACAAATAAAAAGATAAAAACAAAAAAAGAAGGCTGAAAAGCCAAAGTTGGCCTAAGCCTTATTATATATGTTTTTAGTTTTCTTTTCTTTTCTTTTCTTTTCTTTTTCTTTTCTCTTTTTTTGCTCGTTTTTGATTTTTCTCTTTTTTTTGTTATTTTTGTTTTTGCATATCTATTTTATAATTTATTAATTATATTAGAGTTGTACGCTTATTATATTTAATTTATATAAGTAAAATAGTAAACAGATAATATATATTTTTATATTATTTGTATTACACTTCTAGAGACTTGTCCATATCTATATCAATGTCAATCTCAACCTCATTTTCTTCTTTCTCAGACTCCAATGCTAGCTTCTCTGCTACTTTTTGTAGACTTTTTATCTGATTGGAAATCTGTTTCCCTCCTGTACCTTTTGGTATCATCAGCTTGCAAGCTTCAATAAGAGCAGCAGATTGAATAACCTTAGCCCTATTTATTGGAACAACATCGCATGTGTTCTTTTCAGAAGCTATGGGGGTGTCACAGAAATTCTTAACCCAAGAGTACATCACAGACGCAAAACTGACACCTTTAGCATACTTCTCATCACTAGTCAAGTTGAGCTGCATGCATTGTTTGGGAGTATTTCTTTCTTTGGGAAATGACCAATTCAGATGAAAAATAAAGCACATGGGATCTTTCAAACTTGCTTGTTTACTTATAACTATCTTTTCAGAAAGTGTGAGTTTGTTTTGATCAAGGAGAGTTGCCTTGACATTACTCTTAGAATCAGGAATAGTTGGAACAACCCAAACAATCAGTCGTGACAGATGCATAAATTTTCTCCCGCTATTCCATGTTGGCATGATGTTTATAGTAAAGCTGACCTTGTCACTACCATTGCCAACAAGAGAATCATTCTTCCAGTTGCTCAAATGGGTACTCTGTTCAACAACAAGTCTGGAAAGTATATCATCAGCTGTGGCTTCAATAGCTGATTCTCCAGAATAAGATCCAAGCACACTGGAGTCTTCTCCAGATATATACAGCTTCCCATTCAGTGTTTTTGCTTTATTTTTCATTGCATTATCCACATCCGACTTGGATACTTGCCTAGTCAGAATATTTCTATTGTTTTCATTTTTCACAGCAGGTACTAGTTCTTTAGATGAATTGTTTGATGGCTGGAATGAACTTAAAACGTTAGTCAAGCGAGACATTATTTCTTGTTTAATTTTCGTGATTTTGATTCTGTGAATTCGTGCACCGATTGCTCT